TCGTTGAGTGCGTCGGTGATCTCCTTCTCTGTGGAAAGCATACCAAGAGAGTCTAACACAAACATACAAGGCTTGCGTTCATCTGTTTCCTTTTTCAGATAAATGTCCACTGCCTTGAGTGCCTTGCTTCGGAACTCTTCTACAGTAACCACATTGACCACAACTACGCGATCGAGAGGTAATCCCCTGCTTTCAAGAAGAGACTTATTAACTGCTGCTTCAGTGTCAAAATAGAGACAATAACCATCAGGGTTGCTGTCAAGGAAATTTTTAACGACAGCGAGGCTGAAGAAAGTTTTTCCAGTGCTAGACTCGCCAGCAATGGCAGTAATCTTATTCCGAGATACACCACCAAATATAGACCCTGAAACAAGTCCGTTAAAAATGTACGAACCCGTGTCCACATATTCTTCAGTATCATCAATATCTGCGGCGAGTTTTGTGTAGTCATCACCGATCTCTTTTACAATTTCTTTAAGAAAGTCCATCAAATAACAAATCCAAATTCTTCACGGGCAATTTTTTTATAAGGTCCACCTGGATTAGCATCACGGATCTCTTTGATTCGGGTGAGTTTTTGATAGAGAGCAGCATCGCCACCCAGGCGGAGAGCACTTACGATTGTAGCAAGTTCTTTGTCGTTAATAGGCAGTTCCATTTAGCCAAAAAATAGTTCCAGGTTTACAGTTTTTTCAACGTTCCACCCAATAGCATCTAGGATTGCCTTGAGTGGTTCTACAAAACTCTTTTGGAATTGTAGTTCATAGTCGATATACTTGTCAAGACCAAGTTCATGCGGAAAATCTTGGATAAAAGAAACCACATTTTCCTGAATGATATTTGGTTTTTTCAAGTAAATGAATTTAATTTTTTCACCATTACCGATAAGAGAATACTTATTTGTAAGTTTCTTATCCTTGATGTAATGGTTAAACAGAAGAGCACCACGAACATGGATGGGAGTTCCCTTTACGTAAATATCAGCATGTGAATGATACTTACGAACATCAGATGCAGTCCTAGGAAAAGCAATCTGTTCGGGAGGAAGAGTCTTGAATTCTGTTCGACATTTTTCAATAAAATCAATAACATCTTCTTCAGTTGCATTCATCATCAACTTCAGACCATCCTTAATCATCTTCCTACAAGGTGCTGGAGTTGAAGATTTAACTGCTTCAATACCCATCATCTTGAGTTTAGGTTCAGTATATTGAACCCCCTCACTATTCCACACGTTGAGAATATATCGCTTCTTCGCAGTCCAGATACCACGTTCAGCAATATTCTCACGCTTCATTTGCATTTTTTGCTCATACGCCGAAACGTAATCCGCAAGTTCTTGATATGAACGTTCAATAAAAGGTTCAAATTTTTCTTGGCAGATCTTGTCAAGTATCGCCACAATTGCTGTTTTGTCGCCAGACTTAGCACTAAAAAATTTATCAACAAGAGGTCCGAGATTAAGATAGATCGAATCAGTATCGGATGCAATGACATAATCCTCGCCTTCCGTTTGCAAAAGATTATTTAGATACTTGTTCATGCGGTTCTCAATCCAACGAATTGATACCTGCCCAGAAAGAGTAATTGCTTCAGCATTAGCAAGTTTGTAATACCTGAAATACTGATTACCAATAGCACCATAAGCAGAGTTCAATTGAATCTTACGTGCCATCTGGATATTATTACAACGGGCAATTTCCTTCTCCAACTCTTTGGTTGGAGTTTTCTCATATGCCTGCTTTGCCTCAAGCATCTTCTTTTTAAAGACAGTTCGATCTTTGTAGATCTTCTCCATCAATTCAGGGAGAAATCCACGAACATCTTTACGATACATGGCACCATTGGCACATACCGCATTGTCCTTATACATCTCAAAAGTTATCTGTTGATCAAGTATTTTATCAACGGTGGCTGATGGATGTCTGGTATCTTGGAGCGTCTCTGGTGAGATATTATATTGCATAATAAGATGGGGATACAGACTATTAAGGTCAAAACTAACCACCCAATCATACTTTCCTGGAATCGGTTCCTTGACATATGCCCCCGCATACTTTTCGTTTTTATCAGAACGCTCCTTAGGAGGAATAACAATATTTCTCTTCTTTAGGTAGTTATAAATGATGGTATCCCACATGCGAACTTGTGAGAACACATCTTCATAATTCACCTTGGCGTCATACGCCATAGTAAGAGCAAGTTCAATGAGTTTCATCTTGTCCTCCATTCGGTCGACAAGTTCCACGTCAATGATATTGTATTCTACAAACTTTTGCCACCCCTTTGTGTAGAAGTCCTTAAAAGTATCAAACTCAGAGTGATCAAGTTTCTTCTGCCCAAGTTCTACACTGGCAATGTAATCCAAACGATAAGATTCCTGTGCCTTGTAAGTAAACTTCTTATAGAGATCAAGGTAATCCAACTGTGAGATTCCACCAATGTCATAGGAAAGTTGCTTCCTACCAGCAATGAAGATCTCATGCTCCGTTACCAATCCCCAAGGAGAAAGTCGCTTCATCAGTTTCTCACCAATCACCCGATCCATACGACGGACCAGATACGGAATATCATACAGTTTACTATTCCATCCAGTGAGAACTTCTGGAGTATTATCTTCAATCATCCACCAGTTGATGAAATCATTCAACAGATCATATTCATTGTTGAACTGCTTATAGTAATGATTACCCTGCTTCAGTTTGAAAGGACCTTGTCCCCAGGTAATGATTTCCTTAGTGTTGTAATCCTGAATTGTGATGAGCAGAACTTCTTCTGCCGCAGATTCTACATCGGGGAATCCATTTTCAGAGGCAACCTCAATATCAATGGTTGCTAGTTTGACTTTACCAATATCAAACTTGATTTCATTCTCCGAATAGTTCTCAGAAATATACTGGTAGATAAAACGTTCATTACCAGAAATCTTAAAACCTTCTACACCATCATATTTTTTGATAAATTCTCTACAATCACGGACAGATCCTGGTTGCACAGATTCAACATATTCACCTTCAAGAGTTTTGTATTTGGTTTTTTTCTTGCTATTAACAAAAAGAGTGGGATAAAACTTCTCGCGAGTCATGAAGTGGCGTCCATCTTCATAACCCCGCACGAGGAAGTTATCACCCACCATTTGAACGTTTGTGTAGAATCGCATCAGTTACTTGACTAAATTTGTTTTCCTGCATGAACTTCCGCTTGGCAAAGGTGTTTACATCCACCTTCTTACCAGTGTAAGTCTCATACGCCATCATGAACATTGTAAAGTAATGCCAGTGTGCCTGGGGCATATACTGTGGAGAAAGACATACAAAGATGTAATCGAAATTGTAGTCTTCAAATTTGTAATTGTCTCTGGTATAAGTTTCATACTTATCACCTAGGATTTCATAATTAAAATCATTTTTTGTGTGTAAATTACGACTATTTGGATTTGTAATCCAGGAGAACTTGGTGAGTTTATCTTTTACATGTAACCAGGCACCCCAATTACCTTCATGAACTCTATCAAACAGTCTAAGTGCCTGATATTCTGCATCTAAATTTTCACCTTCAGGAAAATCATCATCAAAATCATTACAAAAAATATCATCATGATGATCAATATTAATTAAATCAATATCTTTATGACTTTGAAGTTCATACAAAATCTCATCATGCTCATATCCAAAACCAACATTTGAGCAGTTTTTTAGAGCTTTTAAAAATACATCATAGCAATAAATTACAGATGAAGTATCAGCATAAAATTGAGATTCTCGGAACTGTGTATACTCATACAGATGCTTCCACCTAGTCATAGGGTCTTCATCAAATAATATATTCGAATAAGTCTCTATTGTAGGACCCATGATGTAATCAAGGTCAATACTTAATACTTTATAAGTCATCCAACAACCTCCTTATACTGTTTCATAACTTGTTCGGATGGATCAACAATCGTTAGAAAATTATCAGATCCAATCATAAGAGATCTCTGATCTGTGCAAGATGGCCAACGTCTCAACTGCCCATTCTCGGTAATTTCACAAGGATTTACAAGACGACAGTCTGGTTCACCAACCTCGGCACCAACTTCAAGCATCTCAGATACTACTGTGATTCCTGTTTTCAACAACAAACACTTAATCATTTTCAGATTCTCCAGCAGTATACTTTTCATACATTGCCAAAATTCTATCAACTGGATTCATCACAGTGACAATCCAATCTTTCGGAATAGCAAATTCTTCATCATCAGTAATCATAAACCAAGATGAAAGAGAAACCTCAACAGAAGTTTGATTGGATGATTCTTCAGAAAGAAACATCGGAGTAGACATATCAACTTTCTTAGG